TTAATCAGGAGCTGGAGGCCACGGAATCGAATCGGTCACTGCGGTCAACGTCGCAGGAAGATCCCTCAACTGCATTCTGTATGTTTCCCACTCCCCCCGCTTGTTTTGATCAATCGGATAATCCGGCATCATGGTATAGTCGCATGCTAATAGCTTTTCGTCCCGTTGCGCCCTTACCACAGTATCCAGCCAAATACTTAAATCCACTTCCCACTCGTTGCCATTCCATGAAGAATACGCAACGGGGTCCTTATCGGTCCAAGTAGCATCTGGTTTTACACCTATCTCAGTTATTTCATAACAAGCCCGTGTTACTGTATCGTAATAAGCCTTATTTCGATAATCTGGCTTCAATATCCATGTATCCCCACCGAAAACGGCAACCTCATTCTCATCGAAATCAGGCGGCGAGTGTATCGTAGTATGAGCTGGAATCAAGAAACTATCATCAAGTGGTGATTTTCGAGCGTCAAGGGATCTGAGGTATTCTCCTGTTATGGGACTATAGCTGTATATTTTCATTGATTCATCCTTTAATATCGTATGCAATACATAACAGAAATGTTTTTCGGCCTTGCTTCATTTCCACCATCAGGGAGGGTTGAATCATTACTGCCTCTTTCGTTTTCTCCACCTACATATAGTAGATTAAAATTTGCATACCCTGAAGCATTAGAATAGCCGCCTTTGTTGCCATGCACATGACTTTTATTTTGGTCCATTTGCTGTGTGCCGAGCACAGCACCTGTCTTCCCATCTCCCCGATTAGTCCTTGCCGCCGAATCGGGATCTATACCGGCACCATTATCCCAGCCCCTCAAAAATACGCCCCTAAAATCCGGAAGATTAAAATGAGAATCATCGACAGTCCCATACATCAATCCAATAGCAGCGAAAAGATTTGAGTAAGTCGTTCGAGAAACGGAGGCTCCGTTGCACTCCATAAGCCTTCTGTCGACCAACTGTGCCTCAGTGGCTTCAAATGGAAGAACGACAATATCCCCAACTTCGGTAAGAATATGCTTCGACCCCATGCAGCCCTGTCCTGAAATAGTGACGTTACCATCTTCGTCCTTCCTTACCATCTCCGGATACGCCTCCAACTCATCCGCCACATGTTGCCTGGTCGCCAGCACCACCGCCGGATCCACCTTCAGCTCCACAGCAGCACTATCCGAAACCTCCAGGATCATTTTCACGTAAAGATCCTTGGACGCCCCCTGGATAATCTTGGGTTTGTACGTGTGGGGATACTTGCCGATGGCAATCAGGTTGCCGTCCGGGTCGAAGAGGCCCACCTCCCGGATGTCGAAGTCTCCCACATCGGATGGAATGAAGGCCTCCACCACCAGCCAGTTGCTGTTGGTTTCATCCACAGAGATATGGTTGATACTTCCGCGCCACACTTCGTTGATCAACGTGGTCCGCTGAAGCATGGCTGCCAGCTCTAGGCCCGCATAGGATCCATTGCCATCACCCACGGCCAGGGTGGAGAAGCTCACGGGCGTACCCAGGACCGGCGAGTTGGCGAACATCGCCTTGCCGGTGTTGGTTAAGGTTGTGAAGTAGGATTCTGCCATTGGTGTTTCCTTTTCTTAAGGATAGATACAGGTGGTTTCGATCATCTGGGTTCCCAGGCCAAAGTAGACGGGCCCGGACTCTTCCAGGCTTTCGGGTTGCCAGGGGAAGACAGAGACGGTTTCGGCGTATTGTCCGGCCATGGCCATGTGGATTGTGCCCTGCCCTGTCAGGTATGTGATCACGGCATCGAGCTTGGAGCGGACGTTCTTGTAGGCTTCGATGAGCTGATCTGCCCAGGCGTAGGCCTGATCGGTGACGCCCTGGTCGGTGACTTCCACGCGTACCCGGAAGTGGTAAGGCTGGCCGTCGTAGGTCCACCACTCTTCCACGGTGCCGCCGCCGAGCACGTCGGCGATGGCGCCCTCGATGGCGGCCGGGGTTCCTTTTTGTCGATGCCGGGCAACGGAGTTCCGGACAAGGGCCCTCTTTTTTTCAAGGGTCAGGCTGTCGTCCCAGAAGTCCACCTTGAACTGCCAGGCCAGGTGGGTGAGGAGGGGCTCCTCCAGCTCGTCCCACCGGCTGTATATATATAAGGAGTCGATGGCCTGGTTGATCTGTTTCAGGTCGTCATCGATGGCGCTGGCGGCTGCCCGGATGCTTTCGTCTCCGGAGATAGACGCGGGGAGGATGTCCGCAAAGGTAATGTCGGGCAGGCGCTTACTCATCTTCCACCCCCGCGTAGTTCAGGGTTTGAGTGCCTGCCTGGGCCACCTGGGTGGTGGCCAGCTTTTGAAATGAGGGAGACCGCAGCACCACGCGTTTTGCGCCGGCACTCTTTAAGCGGAAAACCAGTTCGTCGGGGTTGATGTCACGGCCCAGCTTTTCGCATTGCCAGGCTGTGTAGTCGGCAATGGCCTTGCTCACCCGGCTTTGAATTTCTGAAATGGCCTCCTGGTTCTCTCCGGAAATAAAATAGTCGGCATCGATGTCGAAGCCCACCGGCACCGGAGCAATGACGGACACCCTATCCGTCAAGGGCCTTCGGTTCTTCGGCGTCACGGCATCGGCCACGGTTTGCAAAATGGTTTCATCCGGAAGCCTGCCTCCGGAGAGGAGCACCACCACCTGGACGGTGGCGTCTGCAGGTGAGACCACGGCCACGTCGGCGATCTCCTGGTGGGCCGACTTGGCCCAGTAGATGTAGGCCCCTTCGGGACCTGCAACCGAGTACTTGTCCGGGGCGTTGTGGATCCGTTCCCTGTAAGGCTCGTTGCCTTCTTTGTCGGCACCGCCCGTGGATGTGATGGTGTTGGAAACGCTCACCACATAGGGGACCGGATCCACAACCTGGTTGATCTGCCCCGGCACGTAGCCGTTGCCCACAGTGCCCGTGGCCATGCAGGTTACGGGCACGTCAACAAAGGTGTCTCCCATGGCCACCTCGGCATAGCTCTCCGTCTTGAAAAAGAGCGTGCCGTCCGGAGAGACGCGGGTCCCTTTGTTGATGGCCACCACAAACCCCAGGGCCTCGGCAATGGAAAACCGGCATAGGGTTCCGGCGGCAGAGGAGTCCAGCCGCTCCGTCTCCGTAAAGGCCCCCAGGTGATCCAGGTGATCGCCTTCGCTGTAAGCCAGGAGGTTCATCTTCCCCGCGTGGTTGATAAGCTCCCGCTGCTGCACGATGATGGAGGCCAGGCCCATGAGGAAGAGGCGCTCCGGATCCGCAGGGGCCAGGGATTTGCCTGTGATGCCCTCGTGCACGGTTAAAATATTGCTGATGGTTTTCTCGGCATCAGCTTCCACAAATTGGATGTCCGGAAGGTTCTTAAGGCTCATTGATTTTAATCCTCACCACGGGGATCAGTGTCCCGGCCCGGGCCTTTTCGGCATCGGCCACCCAGGAGACGGAGAGAACATCCACCCCGGGAACATAGGTCTCAATCCCCTGGATCACGGCTGCCGATGCTTTGGCCTTGGCCACCGGAAGCGGCGTGTCCAGGTAATCCGCCTGTGCTCCGAAGGCCCTGTCCAGGGGAAGAGTCCCCACCCGGGTGGCGCACACAATCTGCACCTGCTGCACTATGGCATCGATGCCCGTTGCTCCGATCACCACACGGTCCAGCTGCCCCGTCACATTCAATTCCATTTACGCAAACTCCTTTAGCTTGATAGAGACCGCCGCAACCAGGAGCCGCCCTTTGCCGTCGAATTTCTGCCAATCCTCTTCCATGGAGGTGGTGGCAAACCGCCCGAAGTTGTACCCGCCCACAACCAGGTTCTTTGCCTCTCCGGAGGCCAGCACCTTGCGAACGGCATCGATCTCACCTGAAGGCGAGACACCCAGGCTTTCGGCAAACATCATCTGAAGCGACACCTCGTCCAGGCCCGGGCCAAGAAACTCCAGGACAGGCTTTTTCCCGGTGACGGCATGTTCGGCAAACCGCGCCTTGGATGAGCGCTTGAACTCGTCGAAGGTGCGGATCCGCGTGCGGTTGGTTTCAAAAACAATCTCTCCGAAAGTCCCCACGTCCATTTATCTGTGTCCTTTGGATGCCGGGCTTCCGGAGGTGTCGTCCAGAAGGGTCATGTGTTTGTAGACGGCCCGGCCCAGGGCCGCTGCCATTTTTTCTGTCTGGGCAAACTCGTTGCCCGTTGCGAACCCTTCCACTTTGAGTTCCTTGATAATGTCTGCCACGAGGGCTGCTGCGCTTGTTGCCATGATTATTTGCTCGCAATAACTGTTGTTGATGCGTCCACATGGGGCTTGCCGTCGAACTTGCAAATGGACTTGTCCGTGATCACCCCGCCCAGCTCCCCGCCGCAATCCAGGGTCACTTTATCGGCTTTTACCGTCACTTCCCCGCCCTTCACCGTGATGTCCAGGCTGTGCGTTTTTCTGTCGTAGGCCATGACGGAGCCATCCCCAAAGGTCACATGGGTCAGGTGGGATCCGTCTGCAGGTGGCGCGTCCACGTCGGAGTAGATCGCCCCCAGGACAAAGCCCTGTTCCAGGCCAATGGGAAGGAAGATACAAGCCACCTCTTCCCCCACGTCGGGCATGGCAAAGAACTTATCCGTCTGGGTCCTTGGAAAGAGAACCGGCAGCTTGTGGGTGGGGTGGCCATGGACCTCCACCTTCACGGATCCGCCCACCACTTCGGTCACCGTGCCCACCTGGACCATGCTGTTCACCTTCTCCTCCAGGGCCTTCAAGCGTTTTTCGATCTCGATCATCAGTACCCCAGCACCTTTCTCAGGGTTGCGTTTGTCTTGTATCCGGATCCCAGGGAGTGCTTGGCCTCGTCGATAAAATAGATCCCGTCAAAAATGCCGAACCCCTCCACCCGCACATTGAGCCCGGCCAGGGCCCGGGGATTGCCCACCAGGGAGAAGCTTGCCTTCACCTCCTCCTTGTTCGCGCTCCGGAGTTCGGCCACGGCCTGGGTCTGGGCTTCGGCGATGGACTCCACCCGGCTGTTCACCACCAGGGTCTGACCGGTCTTCGGGCTGTTCTCCGGGGTGAAGGTGTGCTCCACCAACCTCTTTTTTGTCGGGTCAAAAAACTGCACCGTGCATGCCCGATAGATGTTGTGGGACTTGGTATTGAACGACCAGGTCAGAATCTCGGAGGCCCCCTTTTTCAAGGTGAACACCGGAGCCTTGGCTTCAAAGGTTTTCCCCTCATAGAGAACCAGCTTCTCCTCGGCCATCTTCAGATTGAGCCCACGCGCCCGGCAGAGCCTTGCCAAAAGAGCAAGATCACTCTCCTTGCTCTGGGTCACCCGCTCATACGGTGCGTCCTGGTCGGCGCTGAAAAAAAGGGAGAGCCCGTGCTCTGCCGCGATGCCCCCTGCCAGCTGCTCCAGGGTGATGGCTTCCCACACCCGTTCCTTCAACTCGTTCTTGATGGCCGTGGAAGTCATGGAGCTGATGGCCTTCATGGTCACGATGGCAGGAGGCCCGCTTGATGTGATGTCATCCACCTGAAAGGATCCGCAGGAAAGAGAAAGATCCCCCAGGTCGCCCCATGCCGAGCACTCAATCTCCGCCTTTACCCGGGAGCCCTTCTCCGGAAACCAGTCTCCGGACCAAAGCCCGCCGGTGTCCTCCAGGGTGATCTGAAGATCATCGGCCTTTCCCGATGCAAAATCGGTGTAGGTCATGCTCTTTAAATAAGGTGAGATCTCTTTCGAGATGTCCTTGCCTTCAAAGGTCAGGTTCAGTCGTGCTTGTCTCATCATAATTTCCAGGGGGGTAAAACGGTTTCGGCTTTCTTTTCCGTGTCCGGGATCACCAGCTCAATCCCGGCGCTGAAGACCACGGTCTCCCGGTGCTCCGGGTTGGCCGCAATCAGTCGGGCCATGTGCATCTCGCTTCCCATGCGGGTCAGGGCGATGGCATCCCACATGTCGCCCTGCCGTGTGGTGTATGAATCAGGCAAAAGCGCGCCTCCTGTCGTCGTGATAAACCTGTGCCTGGGTTTTTCGGAATTGGTCTTGGCTCTCCATGAGAGCTTGGTCCGCCGCAGCTTTGAACCCCGCAACGTCGGAGCCATGCGCCGCAATTTGAATGGTGGGTTTGTATTCGATGTTGGTGGCAGCAGGCGTCGGCATGGGTTTCAATTCGGACAAGCCCTGACGGCTTCCGGCCTCCCGGGCCGTCTGAAGCTTTATGACTTCGGCATTGGCCGTACGGGAAAGTTGCTGTGCTTGGCCCCTTGAGTTGGCAAGGATAGGAGACAACTCCGCGACTTTAGCTTTTGTTGCTGCATCGGGCTGAGCAACGGACTTATCCTTGTCTCCTCCGGTAAAAAAACTCACCACTTTGCCCACCATCTTTGCCGCAAAGGTGATGGCCTTCAGCGTTGCAAGGAAGGGCAATAAAACCGTCTTCATCACAAAGCCAAGGGCTTTGCCCACCACCTTGCCCACCGTCGCAAAGGCGCCCATGGCCTTGCCGCCTTCGTCGATGGGACCGATCAACTCCTTGAACCATTTGACGATGGGTCCGAAGACTGAGCCCAGGGCCTCCCGAATCGGGGCAAAGGCCTCGCCAATGGCCCCGAAGGCTGAGCTCAGGGCCTCCCGGATCGGAGCAAAAGCCGCCCCGATAGCCCCGAAGGCCTCTCCCACAGCTGTCTTCATTTCGCGTACGGCCTCGATGACGGGCTCAAGCCCCTCTTGCAGGCCAGCCCAGACACCACCGCCGAAGGACTTCAACAGCTTCCACGTGTTGTCCACCAGGTTGGTGAAGGGCTCAAAATTCCGATAAAGAGCCACGGCCCCGGCAGCCAGGGCCGCAACACTCATTACCGCAATACCGATGGGGTTGGCGGACATGGCCACGTTAAAGGCCCATTGCGCGACCGTCATCATACGGGTGCCGATGGCCGCCACCTTCTGAGCACGGGAGAGCACAACGGTTTTCAAGGTTGCCGCGCTCATGCTCAGATTCACCAGCTCGTACATTTTCTTTGCCTGGAGGAGGCCACTGCTGACAAAGGTCCAGGCATATCCGCCCGCCACAGCTGCGGTGGTCAACGCAATGGTCCCGCCCGTGAGGAGTCCCACCACCTTTGTGACGGTGGGAAACCTCTCCGCCGCTGCCGTCAGGCCCCGCGTCACAAAGGCAAGGCCATGGGCCGTGGCTGTGATCACCGGGGTCAGGGTATTGCCGAAGACAATGGCAAGGCCCTCCGCAGCCGAACCAAGCCCCTTCAGGGCCCCGATGGTGGTGTTGTCCATCACCTTGGCGATGGATTCAGCCGTGGCTTTTCCTTCCCTGACTTTCTTGACGTATGCCTCAATGCCGTCTTCACCGGCCTTTGAGAGCAGCTCCGTGATGCCCGCCGCCGACACCTTACCGAAAATGGTCTTCACCACGTCCAGCTTTTCAGCGTTGCCCATGCCCTTGGTGGCCTTGGAGAGATCCCCGAGAATATCCGTCATGGGCCGGATGTTTCCCTCGGCATCGGCTGTGCTGACCCCAAGCTTTGCCAGGGCTTCGGATGCTTCTGCAGACGGCGATGCAATACCCAGCACCATGCCCTTCAGCGTGGTGCCTGCCATGCTCGCCTTGATCCCCACGTTACCCAGCAGCCCGGCCATGGCCGAGGTCTCCTCCAGGGACATCCCCGCCTTGGAGGCAATGGGGGCAACGTACTTCATGGTCTCCCCGAGCATCTCCAGGGAGGTGTTGGAGCTGGTAAAGGTTCGGGTGAGCACGTCGGAGACGCGGCCCATGTCCGTTGCCTCCAAGCCGAAACCGGACATGATGTCCGAGGCGATGTCCGAAGCCATGCCCAGCTCCACTGCCCCGGCCTTGGCCATGTTGAGCACGCCCGGCATAGCGGAAACGATTTGCGTGGTGCTGAACCCCGCCATGCCCAGGTACTTCATCCCCTGGGCCGCTTCACTGGCCGAAAAGGAGGTGGTGGAGCCCAGCTTCCGGGCCGATGCCGTCAGGGCCTCGAAGTCTTTCCCCGTGGCTCCGGTGAGGGCCTTCACCTCCGCCATGCTCTGCTCAAACCGGGCCGAGATCATGGTCGGAAACGCCACCGCCGTTCCAATGGCTGCCGCGTCAAACAGCTTGCCCTGCATCCCAGCGCGTTTGTCCTGCAGGGCCTTCTGCTTCATCATCACCTTCTGAAGCTTCTCCTGCTTATGACGCGCAGTATCGATGGACTGAGCCAGTTTCTGATTGTGTTTCACCAGCTGGGCCGTCTTGATCCCGGCAGAGGTCATCTCCCGCCGCAACTCAGAAAGGGAAGCCCTCTGATTGCCCAGGGATGTTTTCAGCTTTTTGGCCTTACGGTTTACCGCGTCAAACTGGCTTTTTAACTTTTTGGTGGGCTTGGCCGTGGCGGCCAGCTGCGCGGCAAGCTCCTTGCTCTCCTCCTGGGCTTCAAAGAACTGCCGTTCCGTCTCCCTGATTTCTTTTTTCAGGGAGGTAAAACGGTTGGACTTCTCCCGGCTTTTTTCAAGGGAGGAGATCTGCTTGCCGAGCATGCCCACTGTTTTGGATGCGTTCATCATGGCCCCGGAAAATTTCGGGGTCATGGCACCGTCCAGTTTAAAGCCCAGGGTGTATACTTTTGCGGTCATGCGCTTGCAGCCTCATTCATTACGGTTAACCACTCGGAGAGTTGCGGCAGGGGCATCCGGTAATAAAAATCAACGCCGGTGTGGGATACCCTTGCCATGTCAAAGCAGAGTTTCTTCACTTGCCTGGAGGTCAGCTCTCCGTATCGAGCAAAAAAGCCTGGGTCTCGGAGACAACCCGGTGGCAGTCCTTGATGGGCAGTGCCCGAATCGCCTCAAAGGGAAGGTCGGTGGCGCGACTTGCCAGCACCGCGCAAAACCCGGAGCTGGTCAGAAGAGGCACCACAGGATGGCCGCCGGTGGCAAAGTACTCCCTCTCCGCCTGCGCCATGTCCTCACCCGTGAGCCCCTCCAGGTCCAGGTTGATTGTTTTGATCTCTTTGCCTTCAAAGGTGATCGCTTTTTTCAGTTTGATTTCCATCTTGTTTTCCCTTTTTCAAAAATGTCTACGCGTAGACATCGGTTTGATCGTTACAGCCCCAAGGCCTTGTTCACATCGGACAGACAGTCCACGCCGTTCACCGTGTAAAGGTTGTTGAGTTTGTCGATGAGGATGCTTTCCATCCCGTCGATCATGAGGTTAAAGCGGGTGAGTTCCAGCTCCACGCTGGAGTCGTTGCCCTCCCCCACGGCAAACTTGCCGAAGCTGGTCTTTTTGGTGGATCCCTGGCCGGAGATCCGCACGGGCATCACCTTTCGCACGCCGCTTGCCGTGTCTTGGACCTGCATGGCCCCGCGCAGGTCCACCACGTGGGGAACGGGCATGTTGAAGAGGTTCACGTCCTGGCTGATGGTCCGAAAGTTGATGGTCATGGCCATGGCCCCGATGTGCCCGAGGATGGGAACCGAGATCTCACCCAGGATACCGGCCCCTTTAAGGGAGGCGTTCAGGGGCTCGATGTCCGGCACGGTGACGTCCACCACGCCCATCATGTCCTTGGCGCCGCCGTAGTAGAGGCGAAAGTTGGTCAATACTTCAGGGGTATTCATGCGCGCACTCCTGTGTGGTTTTAAGGATGTCTACGCGTAGACATCCGAAAACCTGTTAAGCGAAAATTATGCAAAAAGGGTTGAGAAGTAGGCCGGGTCGTACTCCTGGATGAAGTCGATCTCCCGGGCGGGTGACGGGGGCGTCATGTAGACATGGAACCGGGAAATCCCGTCCATCATGTCCGTCACCGCGTTTTCATCGGCCTGGAACTCCACCCGCGCGCCCAGGAGAAACTGCCGGGACACCAGCCCGTCCAGCCACATCTGGGCAGAATCCCGGATGGTCTCAATGAGCCGCCGCTTTGCCGGGGCGTCTACCCTGGACCAATGGCTCAGGATCAGGGTGTTGCCCACCCAGGTGAACATCCGGCTTACTGAAACCCAAGAGTCCTTGGGATCGGTGTTGGCCGGGTAGCAGGCCGTCCGGTTGCCCCAGCACTTCCACCCACCGATAAAATTCAGGGCCGTCACGATGCCGTTGCCGTTCAAATAATTCGCCTGCTCCGGCTGAAGCCACACCTCGTTTCCGTTTGCCACCATGGCGTCCATCTGAAAGTTGTGGTTGGAGGGCGAGGCGTAGGGGATGTCCTCGTTGTCCGCATCCACCCTGGCCATGAGCCCGGCAAGCTGGGTGGACATGTGAAAGGTCTTCGTGCCCAGCTTCACCCTGGGCCAGCAGACCACCTGGGCCGGATCGGTGAGGTTGTTCTGGTTCTTGTACTCCGGGGCGTCGCTGTACCGGGTCACGGTGGCGTCATCGATGTCGATAATCGCCTTGCAGGAGAACAGCCCGTTGATGGTTTTGGCCTTGGCCGTCATCACCGCCGACACCGTGGAGGCCGAAGACCAGCCCGGGGCAACGATGAGCCCGGGCACCAGGCGATACTTGGGGAACACCTCGTTCACCAGCTCCAGGCCGGTGAGGGCCCCGGTCTCAGAATCCACCCCGCCCACGATATCCGCCGCCGTCACCTTGGACGGATCCGCATAGGTGTAGGTTCGGTTGATGGTATCCCCCGCCGTGATGGATCCGGTGGCCATGCGCCGGATCACCCCGGCAACCCGGTCCACCTCATAGTCCGTGTCCTCCACGTAGGTGGTGGACTTGTCCGAAGAGGTCACCACCACCGGCCCCAGGAGGTCCCCGTGGTCCAGCTTGATCTCGTCATCGGCAAAGGTGGCCGCGCCTTCGGCCACATCAGCCTTGTGAACCGCCGGGTCAAAGACGTTGATGAAGACAATGGGGGCCAGGGCGAACAGGGCAAAGTGGGAGTAGATGAACTCGCAAAGCGTGTACTTCTCCCAGGCGTCGGAATAGCCCAGCAGCTCAACGGCCTCTGAATAGGTATAGGCCATGGTCACCTTGTTCACCGGCCCTGCCCCGCCCTTGGCCAGGTGCACAGGGGCCGTGCCCACCACCACCGGCAATGAGGCAGAAACCCTCCGGGGCGGCGTGATGGACGTGGGCATCTGCGATGCGTAAACACCGTGTCTGTATGTCATGATTACTTGGCTCCTTTCGCTTCGGCGTATTTCCGGGCCAGAAGGGATTCA